GCGAGAGGCACAACAATCCAGCCATGTGCTGGGTCTTGGATGTAGTCGTAGGTCGACGTTGCAATTGTGAGTTTTTGTGTCATGTCAATCTCCGGTGGTGTGTTTGTCTGAGTAAGTCTTAAGCACGTCCGCTTTTCTACTAGCGCGGTACGGCCAAGCGACGAATATCACATGCAAGCTCGCCGATGAATTGGCACTTGTGACAGTCAATGTAGGCATCCTCTTTGAGTACCCATCCAAGCCCGATTTCAGCCAGCTCGCGGTCGATCTCGTCGGTCATATCATGGTAACTTTTCACGTCACCGCTGTGCCGGTAGACCAGCACCGAGCCCCGCCTCTGAAGGTATGTGCTATGTCGCCTGCGTTAACGGGCTTACCGGTCTTCTCATAGATTAGGTGCATGGTGTTAGTCCTTAGTTGAATTGGGGTCAGTCTGACCCGATTGGGTTGGTTAGAGTGAGACTACGCGCAGGTAGTGCTCTGCTTGATCCTCGTAATCTGATACAAAGGCACAGATTGCTGCGCCTCTGAAATTGTAACGTGCCATACCGCCGTAGTTACAAGCGAGCTTGGCATTGAAACCCATGTGCTTGCTTACCTTACGCATCGCGCCTCTATAGGTAGTGGCGTGTACCTTGAAACGATGCACCCATGAGTAGTTAGATTCACCGCCATAGGTATCGGTTACTTCGACAAAAAAGATTTCGGGTGCTTTCATGATTTTTCCTTTCGGTTAGATGGTGAATTCGTTGGCTTTGAGAAACGCTACTTCTTCTGGCGTCGCTAGTATTACGGCCATCATGTGCTTATGCAGGTAGTTCTGTAGCTTGGTGCGGTTAGATGGTGATGGGATGCTGCGGTATGCATTGAGTAACTTAGTCATGATTTTTCCTTTCGATTGGGGTCAGTCTGACCCGATTGGACACGTTTCCAAACAACGGCAAGGCGTCACACTTGCCGCTTCCCCACAATTTCATCCGCCAAACTTTGCTGCCAGTGCTGCATTAAACGCTTCAATGGCTTCCTCGACGGTATTGCACCCTATGATGACAACTTTCGGGGCGGCTTCTTTCTTGTCGCTTTGCTTGTGACGCGTAGTACCGGCAAGCATGAGCATAACGTCGCGTACGGTAGTCTTTGCTGCTTCGTACTTCTTGCTGCTTGAATCAAGGCGGTTCTTTCCTGCTTTCGTGCTGGTGAAAGCGCAGCCGGTTTTCTCACATGCCCATTCGATGACGATGTTCTTACTATCCTCGATCGTGGCATAACCGGCCGCTTGCATACCTTTGATGAGTGCAACCCTACTATCGGCGAATGCATTAAGAGTTGCGAATGCTTGTGCTTTGTTTGCTTTGGTCATGGTGTATATCCTTTCGGTGGTGAAGTAGAGCGATCCCCTACTTGCTGAAATCAATTATACGAATGGGGTCGTTTGATCGGAATCTCAGTGCCGTTCTCATAGGGAAATCGGGTCAGTCTAACCCCCACCGTACCCCCACCACCCCGTATACAAGAAGGGAGGGGGGCTACGCCTAGAACACTATTCCACGACCGCACAGAGCATTTCTAGTTATCACTTAGACAATTACCCCAAATGCAGCTTTTGAAGGTACCCCCCCCCTTCCCAGCAAAGCGGTACCCCATATAATTTTTTAAAAAATTGGAAAAGTCACCTTGTCTAACCTTAGACAAACACCCATAAAAAAAGACCCCAGCACTAGGCTGGGGCTAAATTTCGCAGTAGGTGCGAATGGAGGAGAAGCAAACGAGAAGCGTTGCCGCTTGCACACTTGCAAACTTAAATATACACTCCGGGTAACGAGGTTGCAAGGGCCTACGCATGTTTGACGATTTAGTTAACTACACACCGCCGGTGGATGACGACACAGAAGGCTTCAAGCCCTTTGGAAAAGCGTCGCCTGCGGATACGGTAGACGCTCAGGTCGAGACCGCAGAGTGGCTAAAAGACTTAGGAGCCGCCAGCACCGACGTTGCCAACGACATAGAGGCACAAGCTGCCCGCACCGCATTCAGCGGCATGGTTACCGCCAATCCAAGAACCCACGAATCTCTTGCCGAAATTAAAACCCCAGCAGCCGTACAGCACCTTGTCGGTTTATTGACAGCCTACGATTGGGAGTTTGTGCAGCAGGCCAAGGAGTTACGTGGCTACACGGTAGCTAAGATCTTAGAAGAGACCAACAACCCCACAGCATCAATACGCTTAAAGGCGCTGGCACTTCTGGGCAAGGTTACTGAGATTGGCCTGTTTACTGACAAGATCGAGATTAAAAAGGCAGAACTGTCTGACAGCGAACTGGAGCAACGCATTAAAGAGAAGCTTAATAAAATGTCAAGAATCGTCGAAATCACAGATGTAACCGACGTTATAGAGTTAGACCGCAGCTTACAAGAATTACAAAATGACACAAGCGACACTGAGTCCTGAAGAGATTAAGGCGCTACAGGCGGTGTTGCCTACGCTATCCGCTAGAGAAAAAGCGGAGCTACTGTCGGATTTAGAAGAGCGCACACACCGGGCAAGTAAAGCTGTGGCACAGGATTCGTTATTGGGTTTTGCTACACACGTGTACCCCGGCTTTAAAATTGGCCCGCACCACCGCAAGCTTTCTAAGATATTTGAGGATGTAATTGCCGGTAAGAAGAAGCGGGTTATTATCAATATTGCACCACGCCACGGTAAATCTGAGTTCTCAAGCTACCTGTTCCCAGCTTATTTTTTAGGCAAGTTTCCGGACAAAAAGGTCATCATGGGAACCCACACGGCAGGTCTGTCAGAAGACTTTGGCCGGCGGGTACGGAACCTGATTGACAGCGAGGAGTACCATGACCTGTTTCCAAAAACGGAAGTGGCGGCTGACCAGAAGGCGGCCGGCAAGTGGAGTACTGCGGCAGGCGGGCAGTATTATGCTGCTGGTGTTGGCGGCGCTTTGGCTGGTCGTGGTGCTGATCTCTTCGTTATTGACGACCCTCACTCTGAACAGGACGTAAAGAGTAATAGCAAGCTGGCGTTTGATACGGCATGGTCGTGGTTCCAGACCGGCCCTCTTCAACGCTTAATGCCGGGTGGGGCGATCATAGTAATTATGACCCGGTGGAGTTTGCTCGACCTTACCGGCCGGCTTATTGATTATCAGATTCGCAACCCCGATGCGTTGCCGTGGGAAATCGTCGAGCTACCAGCCATACTGCATCAGGACACAGAAGAAGAGAAAAGCCTGTGGCCTGAGCAGTGGCCGTTAGATACCATGAAGACGATTAAAGCGTCGATGGAGCCTCGGTATTGGAACGCTCAATACATGCAGCAGCCCACATCGGACTCGTCGGCCATTGTGTCGCGTAAACACTGGCGCATCTGGGAAGGCGAAGATCCACCCAAGTGCGAGTACATAATTCAGTCGTGGGATACGGCGTTTGAGACAAAGACCACCGCCGACTATTCGGCTTGTACAACGTGGGGTGTGTTCTATAATGAGGAAGAAAACAATGCGCCGCAGTTGATACTGCTGGATGCGTTTAAAGACCGCATGGCGTTTCCAGAATTAAAACAGATAGCGCTTAAGCACTATAACGAATGGGAACCCGATGCGTGTATCGTTGAGAAAAAAGCTGCAGGAGCGCCGCTCATCCAAGAACTTCGCGCAATGGGTATCCCTGTCCAAGAGTTCTCGCCGTCGCGGGGTAACGACAAGCTGGTTCGGCTTAATGCAGTAGCTGACCTTTTTACGTCAGGTAAGGTTTGGGCACCCGATACCAGATGGGCGCGAGAGGTTATCGAGGAAGTTGCGTCCTTCCCGGTTGGCGAACACGATGACTACGTGGATACGACGACGCAAGCCCTGTTGAGATTCCGACAGGGTGGGTTTATAACGTTGGACTCAGACGAACAAGACACTAAGCAGTATCGACCACGCAAAGCGGCTTATTACTGATTTTTTAGGGAATACTTATGGCAACTAATATGGACAAAGGGCTATATGCAGCCCCGATGGGTCTTGAAGCACTTGATGACGACCAAAACGAAGGCATCGAAATTGAGATTGTTGACCCCGAAGCGGTAAGTATTGACGGCCCCGGCTTTGAGATAGAACTGCGTAAAGTCGAAGATGAAGATACATTCAATGAGAATCTTGCCGATGTATTGTCTGAAGGTGCGTTGTCGGCCCTTGCTGGCGACTTGGACTCTGAGATTACCAACGATAAAAATTCCCGAAAAGATTGGGAGAAGACGTACGTAGACGGTCTTAAGCTATTGGGTCTTCAGATTGAAGAGCGCACGGAACCTTGGAATGGTGCTTGTGGCGTGTTCCACCCAATGCTGACAGAAGCTATTGTGCGCTTCCAAGCCGAGACCATCACTGAGACATTTCCTGCACAGGGCCCTGTACGTACAAAAATTATTGGAAAAGAAACTTCGGCTGTTAAAGAAGCTGCCGTTCGTGTTGAAGAAGACATGAACTTTGAGTTGACCGAACGTATGACGGAATACCGTCCTGAACATGAGCGCATGCTGTGGTCACTGCCAGCAACGGGTTCAGCGTTTAAGAAGATTTACTATGATCCCAATTTAGGACGCCAGACATCGATGTTTGTACCCGCAGAAGATGTAATCCTGCCGTACGGTACGACAGATATGGGCACCTGCTACCGGTTAACGCACGTGATGCGTAAGACCGAGAACGACATATTAAAATTGCAACATGTAGGCTTATACCGCGATGTTGAGCTACCCGGAGCTACGCGAGAGACCGACGACATCCAGAAAGCCAAAGACAGAGAAACGGGCTTTAACGACTTAAACGACTCCCGTTACACCTTGTATGAGTGTCATGCTGACTTGGTGTTAGAAGGTGACGAGGATGAAGACGAAGACGGAGAGCCTACAGGCATTGCCCGGCCTTACGTTGTTACATTTATTAAGGGCACCAACACGGTGCTGTCAGTACGGCGTAATTGGAAAGAAGACGATGAACTCCAACTTAAGCGAGAATATTTTGTCCACTACCAGTATATCCCCGGTTTTGGTGCGTACGGCTTTGGTCTGTTCCACCTTGTGGGCGGCTTCGCCAAAAATGCAACATCACTCATGCGGCAGTTGGTTGATGCCGGTACCTTGTCGAATTTGCCGGGCGGGCTTAAGTCACGTGGCTTACGCATCAAAGGCGACGATACCCCTATTGCTCCGGGCGAATGGCGTGACGTAGATGTGGCTGCCGGTAACATCAGGGACTCTATCCTGCCGTTGCCATATAAAGAACCAAGTGGTGTGTTGTACCAGTTATTAGGCAACATTGTGGACGAAGGGCGTCGTTTTGCTGCTACGGCT